CCTTCCGCCGTTTTCCCCCCGAACCGCACCAGGAAAAAACCGTGAGGACCCGACCATGACCGAACAGCTGCCGCCGACAGCGGACCAGCCCCTGCCTGGCCTGGTGGACCCCGGCACTAGTCAGCGTGGTGGTGTGACTGAGCTGCAGCGGCAGGTCCAGCGGTCGTTGCGTTTCCTGGCCGATCAGGGCCTGGTGGATGAGCGGCACGCTGGCCTCATGCAGCTGGCCCTGGAGCTGGCACGGGTGGTCCGCCCGGGTGAGCGGGCCTATGGTGTGGCGCAGGCTGCCGCCCAGCTGCTGGCCACTTTCGACAAGCTGATGCCGGACGCGGAGGGGGGTGCACCCGATGGGATCGCTGAACTACGCGCCTACCTCGCTGGCGTGGAAGCTGCCGGGAGCCCCACCTAGATACGCGACACCAGCGGACCCCGACCGCCCCAACGCTGGGGCACGTATCGACGCTGTAGCGCGGGCGTTGGGTAAACCCCTGATGCCGTGGCAACGGTATGTGGCCGACGTTGCCACCGAGCAGCGGGCTGACGGGTCCTACGCCTATCAGGTGGTGGTGGTGTCGGTGCCGCGTCAGTCGGGGAAGACGCTTCTGCTGCTGGCGATGATGGCTGAACGGTGCATCATGGCCGACAATCACCAGGCCTTCTACACCGCGCAGAAGGGCAAGGATGCACGCGAGCGCTGGCTGGACCTGGTGAAGCTGCTGCAGAATTCTCCGCTGCGCACCGTGGCCCGTGCCCGCCACAGCCAGGGGCGTGAGTCGCTGGAGTTCTCCAACGGTTCAGCGCTGCGTGTGTTCGCTCCGACCGCCGACAGTTTGCACGGCTACACGCCGCCGACCGTCTGTCTGGATGAGGCGTTCGCGCACACAGAGGACGAAGGCGACGAGCTGCTGTCCGCCATCGAACCGGCACAGCAGACCATGCCGCACCGCCAGCTGTGGGTGGTGTCCACCCGTGGCACAGCCGCGTCTGTGTTCCTGGACCGTTGGATTGAGGCGGGCCGCGCTGCCGTCCCTGGTGTGGCCCTGTTCGATTGGGGCGCACGCGACGACCAGGACCCGCACGACCCTGCCCACCTGGTGGCCTTCCATCCTGCCCTGGGACTGCCGGATGGGCTGGGCACGGGTGTCACGCCCGACGCCATCCTGTCGTCCAAAATGTCCGCGTCTGAGTATGAGCGTGCCTACGGCAACCGTGCGACTGTCTCCGAATCTCACACCATCCCCTCGACAGCCTGGCGGGACCTGAGCTGCGTGCAGGTCCCGCCAGGTGACGCACCACTGACGATCACCTATGACGTGGCCTACGACCGCACCGCCTCCACCATCGGCGTGACCTGGCGGGACCTGGACGGACGACTGCAGCACAAGCTGGTGCGCTGGGACTTTGGGGTCAGCTGGGTGGCTGCTGCTGTCGCAGACCTGTCCGACCGGTGGGGCCGTAGGGTGGCGGCTGTCGCCACCGACGACACCGGACCAGCCCGTGAAGTGACCGACCAGCTGCGCAAGCTGCAGCTGCGCGGCCCTGCCGCTGACCCGCGTGTCCTCACCGGCAGGGAACTGACCGTGGCATGGGGCGACCTGCTGACCCGTATTGCGGGGCAGTCGTTTGGCCACTGTGGTGACGGCCACCTGGCGGATGCCGCTGCAGCCGTGGTGCCGCGCGCGGTGCTGGATGCGTTCGCACCTTCCCGCCGCTACAGCCCCGGCGATATCGCGCCGCTCATGTGCTGCATGGTGGGCCTGTATGTGGCTGAGCATGCGCAGGTCCGCGACCAAACACCACAGCTCCGGTTCGCGTGACACGCCGAGCTCGAGCGGAATCCCACCAGCAACGCCGGGCCCGTGAGTAACATGCACCCCATGCCGTCGCTGCGTGACCTGTTCCGTACCACCGTCCTGGGCCAGACGCAGTTAGCCACGTCCCCGGACCGTGCCCGCGTCAGCCGGTCGCTGGCGGCACCCGCCGACTGGTCCGCCTCCGCGCCGTTGGCCATCGTCCTGGGTGATGTGTTCGGCCCCGACTTTGCGCCGCCGACCAGGGCCGGGGCCATGGCGGTGCCAGCTGTCGCACGGTTGCGGCACCTGCTGTGTTCCATCATCGGTTCGATGCCGCTGGTTCAGATGACGGGCGCGACGGTGGACCCGGACCCGCAGCCGCTGTGGATGCAGCGCACAGACGGCGACCTGTCCCCATGGCACCGGATGGTGTGGACCGTCGACGACTGCCTGTTTTACGGCTGGTCACTGTGGGCCGCGAAACGTGGCGCACCCTCGGATGGCAGCCCGCTGCTGGCGGCTGCCCGGGTCCCATGGGACCGCTGGGACGTGTCGGTGGATGGCCTGATCCTGGTGGATGAGCAGACGGTCAGCGCCGAGCAGGCCATCCTCATCCCCGGCCCACACAGCGGGCTACTCAACGATGCGGCCACCATCATCCGGTTGGCTGCAGACAATATCCAGGCGGCATCCAATGCAGCCAGGAACCCGAACCCGAATATCAACCTGCATTACACCGGCGATGACCCCGACTTTGATCCCGCCGACCTGATCCAGATATGGGCCGACGCCAGGCAGGGCCAGAATGGTGGTGTCGGTTTTACCAACAAGTGGGTGGAGGCCAGCGTCCTGGGCAGCCACCTGGACAAGCTGCTGATTGAGGGCCGCAACGCCGACGCTATCGACATAGCTCGTGCCGGGTCAGTCCCCGCTGCGTCCCTGGACGCGACCAACGGTGGCGGGTCGCTGCTGTATGAGACAGCGGAGGGCCGGAACCAGCAGCTGCTGGACTACGGGGCAAAGTTCTACATGGATGCCATCGCCGCCCGGCTGAGTCAGGACGACTGTGTGCCCCGTGGCCACCGGACCGCACACGACACAACCCAATTCACGACCCTCACCCCAGCGCCGACAGGAGCACCGACCAGTGACTGATACGCGCATCCGATTTATTCCGCTGGCGGGCCTGACCGCCGCGTCAGCGAACGGTGGCAGCCGCACCGTGGCGGGCCTGGTCATCCCCTGGGAAGAGTACGGCGAAACCTCCATCGGGAAGATGATCGCCGGGCCCGGGTCGATCCGGCTGCCCGATGACCTGTCTCGGGTCAAGCTCATGGACTACCACCAGGAGCCGCCCCGCGTCATCGGCTACGCCACCGCAGGCCAGGAAACCAAACGCGGGATCGAAATGACATTCCACGTCGGTGCCACCCCCGAGGGGGACCGGGCCCTGGTGGAAGCCTCCGAAGGGTTGACGGATGCATTCAGCGTCGAGCTGTACGACATCACCCTGGACGGTGACCGACTGACTGACAGCGCCATGTCCGCTGTCGCCTTGCTTGGGGTGCCTGCGTTCGACAATGCACGGGTGACCCAGGTCGCAGCAGCATCCACCCCAGCACCACCCACACAGGAAGGCACCACCGCAATGACACCTGAACAACAGGCCAGGCTGCAGGAGCTGCTGGCCATGAACAGCCGCACCGCCGAGGAGGAAACCGAGTTTGTGCAGCTGGTGCAGCTGGCAGCCGGTGCCCCCGCCGAACCTGCCGCCCCGCCCGCACAGGCTGCAGCCGGTGCACCCAACGCTGAACTGGTGGCAGCGCTGCTGCCGTCCATCATGGCTGCCATGCAACAGACCCAGCGCGCCATCGGTCAGCAGGTCGTCACCCCCGGTGGCCTGGCTGCTGTCCCCGGTGGCCTGACCGCTGGGAACACTGGCGGGATGACCGCCCAGCGTCCCCTGTCCGACCTGTATGCAGCCATGGGCCGCACCCTGCGTGGTGAATCCAAACCACAGCTGGAAGCAGCGCTGGCCGACATCACCCAGGGTGCCAACGCCTTCACCACACAGGACCAGTACGCCGGCCAGCTGTGGCAGGCGCTGCAGTACAACCGGAAGTACATCACGGCCCTCTTCAACACCGGCGACCTGAAGTCATACAAGGGCAACGGCTGGCGCTGGGGTGTCCAGCCGGTCGTCGCTGCCTACGCAGGTGACAAGGCAGCTGTGCCGTCCAACTCGCCGACCACCGCGAACGTGCCGTGGACTGCCAGCCGCCTGGCCGGTGCCCACGATATCGACCGGAAGTTCCGGGACTTTGGGGACGAGGAGTTCCTGCAGTCCTACTACGAAGCCATGACGCTCAGTTACGCCCTCCTGTCGGACAATGCGGCCCGTGACTTTGCGATCGCATCCGCGACCGCTGGCGCGGCTGTCACGGGTGGTCTGCTGGTCGGGGCCGCGAAGGTGGCAGCCCGCCTGAATGTGATTGTCAACGATGCGGGCGTGGACTATGTGCTGGTCAACGACCAGGACAAGATCGGCCTGCTGTCCGTGACCGCCTCATCGGTGCCCGCATTCCTGGAGGACTTCCTCGGGATCACCCCGGGCCAGTTCATCGGCACCAGCGCTGTGGCTGCCGGAACAGTGATCTGCGGGAACAAGCAGGCGGGCCAGTTCCTGGAGCTGCCTGGGTCCCCGATTCGCGTCGAGCTGGTGAACCAGGTGAACGCCGGAATCGACGGCGGGGTGTTCGGCTACTACGCCACTGTGCTCAACATGCCCACCGCCATCCAGAAGGCTGCCTGGACCTGAGCCCTCCAAGGGAGGCTGGCCCTGGTGACTTCCCTGTCCGCCAGGGCCAGCCGTACTCCTCGACCTGAACGGAGCAGCCCGCATGACCGAAGTGCCAGGCCTACCGGCCACCGGCCCTACCACACTGGCGACCGCGTGTGCGGAGCTGGGTTACACCGTGGGTGCCGTACCGGCCAGGGACGCCCGCCTGCAGCTGCGTGTGGACGCAGCCAACAGCTTTGTGCGGTCGCTGCCGGTGGCCTCCGACTCGCTCACCTACGGCAGCCCGCCGCCCGCCTGGCCCAGCTACGTGTCGCTGGGCACCAGCATGCTGGCGACACGGCTGTGGCGTCGCAAGGATTCCCCCAGCGGTGTGGAGGCCTTCACCGACCAGGGGGCTGTCTACGTCTCACGCAACGACCCCGACATAGCCCAGCTGCTGAAGCTGGGCAACTACACACCCCCGATGGTGGGCTGACCCGTGGACCTGCCCGGCACACTCAACAGCGTTGTCACCGCCCTCCGAGCTATCGGCGGGGTGGAGTCCGCCAGCCTGGACCTGGCCGACATTGTGCCCCCGGGTGTCCTGGTGCAGCTGGTCAGTATCGACAAGGCCACCCTGGACCAGCGTCAGCTGGACCTGCAGCTGCTGCTGGTCGTCTCCGACGTTGACGGCGGGTCAGGGGCAGCCGCCCAGCTGGCCACCCTGCTGGCAGCCGTGGAGACATGGGCCACCGCTGACGGCCCCATCCTGGCGCGCAGCGTGGTGCTGCCGTCGAACCCCACCAGCCTGCCGGGGCTGGTGTTTCCACTAACAGTTAGGACCCCAGCATGACCATTAACACCACAAAGGTAGGCCCCGGCGTCTTGACCATCGGTGCCATTGCCTTCCAGGCGCAATGTCGCGCCGCCGAGATCCAGGTCACCGAAGTGGTGGACTCCACAGAGAAGGTGGACGTGCTCAGCGGTGAGACGTTGGCCGCTACGGACACCGCCACCTACACCTATGCGCTGGCTGTCACCTTCCTGGAAGACCTGGGCACGCCAGCCGCCTCCGGTATCGTCGCCTATAGCTGGGCCAACGCGGGGCTGACGAAGGCGTTTGTTTACACGCCCAGCAACGCTGCAGCTGCAGGCAGCAAAACCTGGTCAGGCAACCTGCGTGTGGTGCCGCTCAACGTGGGCGGGGCGGTGCAGAATCAGGCAGCCCAGCAGGACGTAACGTTCGCCATCATCGGGACACCCACAGTCACCTGACCCGGACGGGGCAGGATCAGAGGAGAGGAAAGGCACCATGGCAGAAGACAGCACAGGGGGCGTCGGCCCGGTGGCCCCGCCCACCATCACGCCCGGCGTGAAGAGCAAGCGCCCCACGGAAGGCAGCGGCCAGTTCGCTGTCTACGACCACGACCTGGGGCAGTACGTGTCCGGGGTCGGGGACAAGAAGACGGCCACGCAATCCAAGAAGGACCTGACACACCACAACGGGGCCATCACGGATGGCCACAAGCTGGAAGTGCGGGAAGTCTGATGCCTGCGGGCGTGGACCTGGAGGGCCTGGACCCCCTGCTGGCCCGCCTCGACCACGCCCGCTCCGGCATCCTGGACCTGACCGACGCTAACCGCGAGGCAGCGCAGCTGGTGCTCAGAAACCTGCACACGCCGCACGCCAGCGGAGCGCTGGACGCAGCGAACCTGGCGACCGCCGCAGCCACCGGCTGGGGACTCGCCAACGGGCAGCCGTATGCGCCGCCCGTGCATTGGGGCACCCGCTACATGCGTGCCCGCCCCTGGCTGCTGGATGCAGCCAGGTCCACGGAGGACAGCTGGATGGACGGCATGTGGGGGCACGTCCAGCAGCTGCTGGACAAGTGAGGAAACCATGCCGCTCAAACGGGACACCTACATCGTGTATCTGAACCCCCTGGACGACGGGGAACCGACCGAACACAAAGTCACCATCACCCACCAGGACATGATGCGAGGCGAACAGGCCCACCTAGGTGGCGGGGCCACCTATGACGCAGCGCTGGGGCTGACCACATCATGGTGCTGGGCAGCCATGATGCGCACCGGCCAGTGGGCCGGTACCTACGTCATGTTCAGGGACACCGCCTGTGCAGGACTGGAGGAAGGGCCAGAGGAGGCTGTGGACCCTACCCTGCAGGTGACGACCGACGCACCGCCATAGAGCTGTCGGCCATCGTCGGCGGGTCACCCGCATGGTGGCTACGTCAGGACGACACGATGCTGGCCACCGGCGTAGACATAGCTGAACAGCTGATTAGAAGGGTGTGACATGAGCAGTCGGGCGGCACAGTTGGCCATTGAGCTGACCGAGCGCGGAGCGGAGGACGTTGCTGGCGGATTCGATAAGGTGACCAGCTCCGCCAGGAGCATGGGCAGCACCGTGGACACGGCCAGCAAGCAAGCCGAGACGGGCGCTAAGCGACTGGACACGACCGCCGAGTCTGCCGACGAGCTGGCGTCTAAGGGATCGCAGGCAGCTGGCGCCCTGGGTGGCCTGGGTGGCCTGATGGGTGGCCAGTTCGGGGCCGCTATGGAAACGGGTGGCGTCGCCATGCAGGCTGCCGCCGACTCTGGCGACCTGCTGAACGCAGCCCTGGAAAACAGCATCGTCGCCAGCGCCCGGTCAAAGGCTGCCACCATCGCCAAAACGGTGGCCGACAAGGCGTCAGCTGCAGCAACCAAAGTGATGACCGTCGCGCAGAAGGCCCTCAATATTGCGCAACGCAGCTCCCCGGTCCTGCTTATCGTGACCGGCGTACTCCTGCTAGTCGGGGCCATAGTGTTGGCCTATAAGCGTAGCGCCACCTTCCGGGCCATCGTCCAGGGTGCTATGGCGGCAGCTGCTATAGCTGTGGGCAAGCTGGGCGACGCCTTCCAGGTGCTGGTGGGTGTGGTCAAGACAGTTTTCGGGGTCATCAAAACGGTTATCGGCACCTATATAGGTATCTACGTTAAAGCGTTTGAGCTGCTGGGTAAGGGTGCCGTTAAGGCCTTCCAGTTCCTGAAGGACCATGCCCTGGACGCCATTAACGCGCTGCTGGCACCCGTGCAGAAGGTTATCGACCTGGTGCAGTCGCTGCTGGACAAGATCAGTAGTATCCACCTGCCCCACATTCCCGGTAACCCGTTCGACCGTGGCGGCAGCGGGCTGGTCGGGCACGGCAGCACCACCAGCTCCAACACCGTGAACCTGACGCTCAACTTGCTGGCCACACCTGGCACCACCACCAGCCAGGCGGCACAGCAGGGTCAGGCCTACATGGATGCCATTGACGCACGCCTGCGTCTGTTGGGTCGTGACGTGGTGTTCAGCTGATGGGCTACAGCGTAAAGGTGCGGGTCACCAGCAACGGCGGAAATACTGTCTACAACGAGCTGGTGCCCACCGGCAACGACACGCCAGGTGATGTGGCACCCGCATACGGGCTGGCCGACCCTCTCGTCATCAAACAGTCGCTGCCGATCAGTGACCGGGGTCCGCTCGCGCATCCCGACCCCGAGGAGGCGACCATCACCCTGATCGCCCCCAACTCCACCACCTATGCGGCCATCGCCCTGGGTGACCCGGTGGCCATCGTGGTGTATCCCGCTGTCGCCTACGCGGGTACGTCGGTCAGATTCTGTGGACGGGTCGCGGGCATGACCAGCGAACCGCACGACCTGGGTGTGAAACTGACGCTGTCTTGTGTGGACTATCTGGCCGACCTGCGGGAGTTGCCGGTGGGGAAGATCGCAAACTGGCCCATCGAATCGGCCCGCAACAGGGTGGACCGTATCTGCGATGAGCTGGGCATTCAGCATGCCGCCCTCAACTTTACGGCGGTTGCCCCCACCTTCACCCTGCAGGCAGCCCGCACCGCCTCCGAGATTGACGCCTATTCGGCTATCGTCCAGGCCCTGGATGGTTGGTATCAGACCATGTTGGAGGACGAGACGCAGACAGCGTTTGCGGGGGGTGGCCACACGCAGAACTACCGGCCCTGCATGCAGCAGAACCTGACCGGAGCTGATGAGGCGGGGCTGCTGTATGAGCCGCAGCCGTTTGTCCTCCGCCTGCAGGCTGTCAGCCGCACGTCCCCGCTGGCGACCAGGCGCAGCGCCTATGCGCCACCGGCCCGCCTCTCCAACCTGGCCGGGGTGCGTACCGTCACCATGGCTGCCGCCGATTCGAGTCCCTCGACGGGTGCCCCCATCCTGGACGCAGCCCGCGTCAGTTTCGGGGTGGTGTATTCCCAGGCAAAGGGGCAGGGCCTGGCCAACGTGGTGATCGCCACCGACGCTGCAGGCAATCGGCTGGTGTATGACTGGCGCACAGTGTCCAACTGGTCTGTGCCGTCAGGGTTCACCGGCAGCCAACCCTGGTGGTATCAGGGTGGGCCCCCTGCGCTGCCAGCTGTCGCCGGTCCCGCCATCGTCGCCACTATCGACAGCCAGCTGGACGCCACCGACCCGGGCGGGCCCGGGTCCATGGTGAATGTGTATCGGCCACCGTTCCGACCTGAGCCGCGTCTCAACTGGCTGGTGGGGACCCTGACCTGGCAGGCCTGGAAGGAACCGAGTAACTGGCGACGCCCCGAGCTGACAGAGCTGCTGTCGGTGGCCAACGTGGTGGTGGGCAAGCTGCCCACAAACCGAGAGTGGGTTGTGGGCCTGGTCGGGGCCACCGCCCTCAACATCGAGAAGGGGCGGGTCACGTTCGATATTGACCTGCTGCCGTTCTCCTACGATTACGACCTGAATCGCTGGGTTAAAGGGTCCAGCCTGGGCACCGTGTCTTATGATTCCCCGATCATCGCTGGCGTAACGTTCGCCCAGCTGGCCGCGCGAGACACATTCAACGACTATGCGATTGTGAGGGGCAGCTAAATGCCTGCAAATACAGCTAAGTATGTGATCCCGTATCCGCTGGCTGCCGACACGCTGGCAGCGGAGGCCACCGCCGTCCAGAACCTGGCCAACCGGATGGACCTGCTGCTGGGTGAGTCGGGTGCGCTCACCCTGTCCCCAGCTGCTGGGGTCACCCTGGCGACGCCTATCACGCTGGGCCGCACCTACCCCGGCAACAATGCTGGTGCGGTGCCTGGCATCGTGATACTGAACATGTCCG